CTGAAGCGTGACGATGTTGTGTTAATTCATTCCACGATGCTAGACAATACCTTCTTAGACCAGCATATAAGAGACAAGATAAACTCCTATCAGCCAAATCCTCACAACCAAGCAAGAGGAACGGCAGACGAATACAAGTGGAAGGTCTACGGACTCGGTGAGAGGTCAAGAAGAGAAGGGGCTATATATGAGAACTGGACAGAAACGAAAGACTTCCCAACGGGCTACAAGTGGAAAGCCTACGGCTTAGACTTTGGATTCACTAACGACCCAACCGCATTGATTGAGGTAATGTTTCAGGAGGGCAAGTTGTGGGTTAAAGAACTACTTTACGAGACTGGGCTAACGAATGCAGACATAGCCCACAAATGCGGACTGCAAAGGTCGGACGAGATTATAGCGGATAGCGCAGAGCCTAAGTCTATTGAAGAGATAAGACGGTCCGGGTTTAGGATAAGACCAGTAACCAAAGGAGCGGACTCTATTCGGTCAGGTATCGACAAGCTAAAGAGCGTTCAGATAATGGTACACCAAGACTCAGTTAACGTAATCAGAGAACTCCGTAACTACGCTTGGAAACGAGATTACAAGACCAACCAAGTAACCAACCAAGCGGAAGACGATAACAACCACGCACTAGATGCTTTGAGGTACGTGGCTATGGAGAAGTTGAAGGCTAACGCTGGCAAGTACACTGTTCGGTAATGCCACTAATGCCACTAATGCCAAGTGCCAACTAAATTATTTTTCTTTAAATGTTGTGAGTATTCAAAAGAGTTGTATATTTGGTCTCAGAAACAAAAGCAAAAAACAAGAAACCATGACAATCAAAACAACAATCCAAATCATCAACCAATTGAAAGCCGAAAAACTAGAAAGCAATAACGAACTGATTGCATTCTACGAAAAGAAAGTAACTGAGGCATACGCCAACGCTATAAGCAAAGCGTTTAACTAACCAAAAGGGGCAACCATAAGAACGCCCCAAATCAACCCAATCAGCCGTTGCAGAAATGTAGCGGCTTTTTTACCTTAGACACAAAATAACCAATTCGCTATTTATAAGAAGATGAAGATAGAATTACCTAATAGCTGGGAGGGCGTAACCATTGAGCAGTTCCAAGCCTTGCAGAAGATACTCGCAGAAAACGGGGACGAGTACGCAACCAACGTGGCTATCATATCCATTATGTCAGGCGTTCCAGTTGATGAGATTGAAACATACTCTCTAAAGACTTACGCTAAGTGTATGCGAACGCTATCCTTTCTATCTGAGCAGCTACTAGGACAAGTACAGAAGGTTGTGGAATTTGGAGGGCTTAGATACAATGTTATCACAGACGTTTATAAGTTGAATGGAGGGCAGTATATCACATTGATGCACTTGATGAAAGACCCGGACAAGGTTATCGACCAACTTAACGAGATAATGGCGGTGTTCTTAGTGCCTAAAAAGAAGACTTGGTGGGGTTGGAAGAAACAACCTTACGATTCGGAGAAGCACAAGGAGGTAGCGGAGGCAATGCTTCAAGCACCGATGACAATCGTTCAGCCATTGTCCGCTTTTTTTTTGAGCAGTTATCTAATGTCCGCCAAACATATACTGGAATTTTCGGTCAGGAAAGCGGAGAAGATAAAGAAACAAGCGGAGCGAAAGTTGAGACGTTTGAAACAAAATACGGATGGTTAAACGTGGTTAACAACCTATCAAATAACGATGCAACAAAGTGGGGTTATTTCTTTGCGCTTCCGCTTCGGGAGTTCTTAAACCTTATCAGTTTCCAAAAGGCTAAACAATCTCACGAGTACCACCAACAGAAACAGAATGGCGTTCGATAAACTGATAGATGCTCTTAACAAAATGCGAGAGCAATACGTCCAAGAACTGACGGACTCGCTAACTGAGAAGAACCTTATTTCTTCAGGTAAGTTAGGGGAATCTTTGAAGATTAACGTGCAGCCAAAAGTTAAAGTGTTTGGGCAAGTCTACCGTATGCAGAATAATATGGAAGACGACGGGGAGAACGTGGACGGAGGACGAAAGCCGGGCAAAGGTTTGCCAGTCGGAGTTATAGAGGGGTGGCTTAGATACCCTAACACCTTACAGAAGGTAACGGGGCAAGACAAGCAACTTTCAGAATACGAACGTAAGTCTTTGGCGTTTGTTATCAATAGAAGCATAAAGAAGAAAGGAATCAAGCCGAAGAACTGGATTCAACCAGCAGTCGATAAAGCGGGCAAGAATATTGTCGGAGTGGTTGAGGCGGCAATAGCTGAAGATATAGAACTGACATTCGAAGAAATCAAAAGAATTATAGAAGGATAATGGCTATTTATTTAACGCAAGAGCCTGAGCAATACGGGTTAGCTTTCAACGATAACGCTTATGTTATCAAGACGACAAACTTAACTCCGACAGTTAGGTTCAAGATTGATATTCTGCCCGAAACCTACCCATCAGACCCGAAGATTGGAACGGTCAGAGTTTACCCGGTGCAAGGCGAAAGCGGTTCACTTCTTCCGACCTTTGCGGTTAGTGCTTTCTTCGACCCATCACGCTTCTTGCAGTCGTATCTTGAGGGGGTTGTGGACATAGGAGCAACAAGTACGGAGGGATTCTTTTACGATAATACAAACCACAAAGAATACTACCTTAAAATAACTGAGGAGGACAAAGATGCACAAGGAGTTTACCACGAAAACGAGTCTATCTTCACGGATATTAAAAGCGTTTGGAATGGCGTAAGGAACGAGATAGATTGGCTAGACTTTGATTATACTGATTATCAAATAAACGGCTTCTCAACGGATCACAAGTTCTTAACGGACTCACCGAGAACGATTAAAATAGATTCATCTCAGCACTACGCTCTTTCATTTATATTGACAGAACGGTTTAGTGCTTACAGTTATGCCATAAAAGCGTATTCGGGTTACAACGCTTCAGGTTCTCTTTTAAACTCAGCTTTAGTAACTAACGACCTATCAACAGACCCGACTTGGGACAAGAAGTACTTCCGTATTCCAGTTGGAACGCTTGACATTGTAACGCTTGATGCGGCTAATATGTTACCACTTGCTCCGACCGTATCAATAACACCTTCGACTATTCTAGTAGGTGCTGCTAGTTACACTATCCAATTGAGAGATAACACCAACGCATTGACGAGTGAGAAGTTCACATTTAACATAGAACAAGAATGCTCAAAGTACGCTCCAGTTCGAATAGCGTGGCTTAACCGTTTAGGTGGGTTTGATTCTCACAACTTTAATATGAAGTCGATAGAAAAGACAGACGTAAAAAAGGACAAATACGACCAGCAAACTAACACGCTTGGAATCAATTCTTACGACTATCAAAAGAAGTCAAGGGGAACGACTACTTACAACGTGGAACTAATGGAGAAGGTTACAATCAACTCCAACTACCTAACTGAAGAGGAAAGCGAATGGATGGAGGACTTAGTTACTTCGCCAAACATCTACATTGAAAACGATAGTAACGAGTTTATAGCGGCTAATCTAAACCAACGGAACATCGTTAAAAAGACAAGCCTAAACGATAAGCTAATGCAGTACACTTTCGAGTTAAGTTACGCAATTAAAAACAGAAGACAACGTGGTTGAGGTTAGAATTGAGGGCAAAAGGTTAGATGTATTTGAGGGTTTCGACTTCTCATTTAATTACGGGGTTGCTGATATTCGCAATCCTGAGAAGAGGTCAACGGAATATTCCAAGACAATCAAGTGTCCAGCGACCAAGAACAACGATGCACTCTTTGGACACATTTATGATTTTAACATAAGCAACAATTACGATGCTAACACTTCTAACATTGATGTCAATTTTAACCCTAATAAGAAAGCGGAGGCGCGAGTAATAGCGGACGGTGTGGAGGTTATGGCTGGAGTTGTTCAGCTTCGTAAGATAATCCAAAAGGGACACGCCTACACTTACGAGGTTGTGTTTATCGGTAAGTTACTCAACATCTTCTCGGTGCTTGGAGACAAGAAGCTAAATGACGTAGACGAGAATGCGCTTCCGTTAATTGACTTCAGCGACTTAAACCACGAGTACACTTATCAGAATATTGTAGACTCTTGGAGTTACAACCAAGACTACGTTTACCCGATGGTTGACACGGCTACAAACTTTGAGTACTTCTCAGATGGCGGAAGAGTTTACCGAGTGGAGGACTTCAGACCTTTCTTTAAGCTAAAGAATATAATCGATAGAATCTTTGCATTCGCTGGGTTTACTTATACAAGTAGCTTCTTGAGCGGTGCGGTGTTTAGTCGGTTAATTACGGGCGACATAAAAGAAAGCACCTTATCGGATGCTCAGGTTGACCTTAGAAAAGCAATGGTTAACATTGGCGGCTCTTACGACTTACTTTCAGATTCAGAGTCTACGTTTGGCGTTGGAGGTTGGACACATCGGTTTGATTATGGCTCTATCGTTTATGATGCTGGAAACAACTTTATACCAGCTAATGAAATTTACTTGAGCGGTTACCAAACAATCGCGACAGTTTCAAGCGTTGTAGATTATGTCGTAACAAGAACCAAGAGAACTTTTTTTAGTAAGTCTTATTCAGGCAATGTAGACATCTATTATAGATATGATATTCTTGCTAACGGTAATTGCGATGTTTATTTATACCCAGCTACAACTCCATTAGCTACAAATCAATCAACAAACCAAACTTTATTTCAGCTAACTGGAGACTCAAATGCTGGTGGTTATGTTCCTAACGACCCTCTTTCTTTCATAATCAACGAATCAACAACGAATGAAGGCTATCGTGATTCAATAGCATTGATGTTTTTCGGGTTTGATTTAATGTATGGTAATGC